GCCGAAAGGCCCTCTCTCTTTGGAAGCCGTCAAAGACGACTACCTAGAGTGCGGGAGTTAAATCTCGTGCATCTAAGGGGTTGCCCCACGCGTCCATTTGGACTCGCGTAGACTTGAGTAATCGAGTTGAAACGAGCCAGGTCCTGTAGAGGTCCCTGGCTTGAGTGAGATAGGTGTATACCACCGAAATTCTGCTGATAATGTAAGCAGAGGGGTCAATCTCGAGTCAGAAGGATCAACTACTTGAAGCCTGAATAGGTTCTCCTATAGCCTTCCAAGGCCGGCTGCGGCCCCCTCCCCAGGGGAAACCGAAGTCCTTCTTACGTAACTTGAAGTAGTATAACTAGACATGACGCCTATGAAGCAAAAGCTCCAAGGAGCATATCATAGATTACTACGTTCAGGTGCGCAATTAGGTGCCGGGCTCAAGGTAAAACTTGGGCGACCAGCGGTCAATCCGGTCTTACGACTGGTGAGACTGCTGGGTCGGAGAGTCAACCTATCTGTGGTCAAAGTAGTGATACATACGCTAGCTCACTTCCATAGACTGCAATCGAAGGGAGGTTTAACCTTCTTAGTCTTGTACCTGAAAGGGTGCTCGACGTTATTGCAACAATATGTAGGTGGGCAGCGCCTGCACGATTTGACGCCCTTCGGGGCACGGATCGGTCGAACGCATGGTGGATTACCTTCCATTATTCCGGCCCTTCACAGGGCTAGAATTCGTAAAGGAGAAGTCTGGGCCATCCGATTCTGGGCCTCTTTATTCGGGTTATACCGAGTAATTGAGATTCCAGGAAAGGTGAAGCTCTCTACTATCCTAGACGGATCTTCAATGGACCCCTCTTTGGTGGCCGAATTTAGTCAATTCGTCCGCACCGTCTTCGTTCCCAGCCTGAAGTCATTGTTCCCTGTAGAGGGTTCAATAACGGACGCGCTGTGGGCGGAGGAGGGTGAAGGACCATTGGAGTTCATGAAAGGGCTCCGCGCCAAAACCTTCCTGATTTCGAAATCAGGCCCTGTTCTGGGCCCGTATAATGTGACTTCGTCACCACAGAATACGGCCCCAGCATCTATTTTGGCTTCTGCACAAGCTTGGCGATACAGTTATCTCTATCCAGTGTTGGAAAACTGGTGCAAGATGACTGGTAACCAAGGTGTGTTGAACCGAATAGGTGACTGGACCAAACATGTACTGGATTGGGAGTTCACACTCCCTCTCTCACCCAAGGGAGTAACATCCCCATGGGAGTACAATGGTTGGCTCGGTAAACTTGGCTTCAAGCCGGAACCAGCAGGTAAGGTGCGGGTCTTCGCTATGGTCGACCCTTGGACACAATGGCTTCTAGATCCCCTTCATCGGGCGATCTTTAAGCTATTGCAGGCCATTCCGCAGGACGGGACTCACGATCAGTTAAAGCCGATTGGGACATTGATTACTTGGGCAAAAGCTCAAAGGGAGAAATCCCGGCGAGCCCCGCCTTTGTTTTCTTTTGACCTCTCAGCCGCGACCGATCGGATACCCCTAACCCTGCAGAAGGTCCTCCTCTCCCCATTCTTGACAGCTTGGGGGGCGGAGACCTGGGGTCAGCTCATGGTAGGCCGCCGATACGCCTGTCCCAACCGAATAAAATTGGGTAAGACAAAACAGGTGCTTCTCCCAAAAGGAGAGGACTCTGTGGTGTACGGTACCGGTCAACCCATGGGTGCCCTGTCCTCGTGGGCGAACTTAGCATTGATTCATCATGCGATCGTTCAGTGGGCGGCTCACAAAGCCGGTGTATTACGTCTTTATAAAGGCTGGTACCCTGGCTACGCCATCTTGGGAGATGACGTAGTCATATCAGGGGCAGCGGTGGCTACGCAGTATCGCGCTCTAATGAAGAGGGCGGGAGTCGAGATCTCTGGGCATAAAACCCTGGAGTCTCGCTCTGGCCGAGCCCTGGAGTTTGCGAAACGTACCTTCCTTAACGGGGAGGACGTTTCAATGGCTCCTATGGCTGAGTTCATAGCTGCCACCCAGAATATCTCTGGGCTGCTAGAGCTCATCCGTAAGTACTCGTTATCTCTAGGGACAGTAATGTCTTGTCTAGGATACGGCTACCGGGCAAAAGCCAACGCCTCGAAGCGACTGATAAGTCTGCCTCGGCGACTGCGTAATTACTTAATCTCCTTTTATGGTCCTGGTGGTCCTTTCTATGCAGGGATGAAACCTTGGTTGGCGATGAGATCGTTAACCTCGGTGTACAAAACTGCGATGGAGAGGGTTCCCGACCTTGTGGTTAAATTTGCCGAGCGGGAGGTCAAACTCCTTCTCGAGCGAATCGAATCTCTGGCTCCATTGGTCCAAAAGGCCAAGGAGCTAGGGACCGTCCATAGGGACCGGGAACACTACGGCACGATTAAGAGGACTGCAACAGGTTCGCACATCCAGAACCCTGAGCCAAAGGAAGAGCAAATCTCATTTGTTTGCCCTGCGGCTCCGCGGCAGACGGCCATTCATGGAGGGATAGAAATATCTGTTCCACAATCCATTGTGGATTCACTCAATGAAACCGTTTACCGGGCTGCATTTCTCAAAGTGGTCGTATCCGTTCGGGATCTTCGTACCAAGCTAGAAGAAACTGCTCCGGCCTCCCTAGACTGGGAAGGACTGGAACAGCTCTGGGCCACGATTCGAGATATCGAATCGGAGCTTGGGAGCCTACCATTTCCTAAGAACTTCCAAGTTCGAGTACAAGGGAAACCAAGTACCGAGCAAAAGAAACTATTAGATAGATGGTATGCTTATTCTGGTGCCTTTAGGGCCACAGTTACCCGTTCTGGCTCTGTGAATACCAAGGGGTAGGATGGTTTCCACCCACCCTACCTTGACGCTATCACAGGCGACGAAGGGATTGACGGTATTCCGTTGATCCTAGGATTGCGGTATCATCCGTATTTCCGGCGATGGAGATCGCTAGTCGTTCCAACCCAGAGGTTTCTCCGACATACACAGGGGGCCAGGTCTTAGACCTGGGACCCTCTGTGAACATTTTTGAAACGCATCTGAGCGTAGCACGACCGGAAAGTACCTCACCCGAAAGGGTGGGGGGGGACCGG